GAGCATAGTGTTTGAAATCTTGCCGCCACCGTCAAGCAGCGGCACTTTATTCGATTGCGCCGCCGTTCCGCCAGTCAGCGTCAGGTCCGTTTTGGGAACGTAAGTGCCGCTCAAGTCTGGAATGAACGTCACGGAAAGCTTGCCAGCCGCGCCAAGTTTGACCGGCTTGCCTGCGTCGGCAGCTCCCGCACTTGTATCTATCAATTCGCTTTCGAGCACAACAGCACCAGGCAGCATTGTCGTCGATAGCAGGCCATTCGAGCCTAACTGCGCAACTTTGTCAGCCTGCCCCGAACCGCCGGTCGTCGAAAGGTCACCTTTACGGACAACGCTAGGCGGCAACATGGTTCCGTCCAAATGCCCGTTGGTATCAAGGCGCGGCACTTTATCCGCATTGGCAGCGCCGCCAGCCGTTTTAATATCCGTAAGCTGGAGGTAGCGAGCGTCGCCTGCTACCGTATTGAGTCCGCCGCTACCGCCAAGATTGTAAGTAAGTTCCGACCATTTCTTGACGCCATCGCCAACCTTGGCCTTTATCTCGCCTGCCGCTGTGCGCTCAAGCGCAATCTCGCCATCGCCAATGACAAGATCGTCAGCCGCCCACTGGGCAGTTGTTCCAATAATTGTTCTGATACGGGCATAAATATCGGGCATGATATTCTCCTATTTCACTACGGCGCTCGGCCTGCCCGGATTGCCAGCAACAACCCAGTTTGTGGAAGGTAAATGCGGTGATCCGCCAATAACCCAGTCCGTTGAAGGACTGGGCGGGGTATTTCCGATAATCCAGTTGTTGTTTCTGATTATGGATATGACAAGGCTGCGCACATCCGGCGACAGTTCTGCTTGAACGCTTAACGAAAAATAGTCATGCCCAAGCGCCTCGACTTGCAAGTCGCCGATAAACCTTACAGTTGTCATCTCGGCCATAGTGGAGCCTGTGCCGCTATAATCGCTAACCAGACTTATATTGAACCAGTCATAGCCATGCTCGTTTATCCACGCGAGCATCGGATAAAGATCAATCTTGTGCGCTTGAAAGTTCAATTCGTAAACAGCAGGATTGTGGTTGAACAAGCGCCGCTGTCTGGTTACGCCGCCCTGCATTTTGTTGCGTAGCAGCCCCGTCCGCGAAACATAGGCCATAGGCGTTATTGTCGGTTGCGGATAAACGCCAGGCCAATCAATAGTTGCAGTCGTCAGTGCCATCACGCCCACCCTGTTTCTGCAAAAACGATAGGCGACAATTCAACGTCTATCGCCGCAATCATATAGCCCCAATCGGTATATTCATGCTCGATAACGTCACTGATTATCCGAACGGGTACAAGCGACACTACATTGCTATCGAAAGGATGCGCCAATTCTATATTAAAATAGCTGTAGCCATTCCCGTTTATCCACATCGCCCAGTCGAACCATTGCGAATAGTCGATATTGAACGTCAACCGAAATTCGGTCGGCATGTGTTTATATAATCTGCTTTGCCTAGGTGCAGCGGCATTTTCGCCATCGCGCCAAACGCCCGAATAGATCAGGAAGCCATAACCTTGCTGTAGCGGGCAAGGCAGATCGGCGGGATATGTGAGCGCGGCTAGGGTCATGATGGCCTTGCCTGAAAGGGCAACGTCTGCTCATAGACGCGCTCGTCATAGTTTGTTGCCTGTATCCTTGTTATGCCGTTACCGGTGTGCTCTATCTCGGTAATCGTGAAATCCTTTATCGGTGCACTTGAATCGCCCATTGCCCAAAGCGTAGCGCTAGATCGAGCGAGCGCGTCGGCTATAACGAAAGGGGCCGATACGCCGCTTAGGATAGCCTCCCTAGGCGAAGCTCCCCTAGTTACGGGTAGCGGGGCGCTAGGCTTCCCGTCGCTTCCTCTTAGCGTAAGGACGGGTGTAGTATAAGCCGCCCAGTTAGGCGTCCTGTCGAGAAGCACTGTATTTGTAGCAGCTTTGAACAGAGCAACCTCCCCCGACTCTCCCCAGTTTACAATCTCATTCGATACTGCAATCCGGTCACCGATACGCGGCAGCATCCCTTCCATCTCGGTTTCAAATTCGATATTCTTGCGCTGATAGAGTCGCCGTTGCCATAAGAGCCGCGCATATTGCTGAGCCGTTGTCTTATCGGTGCAGCCGAAAAGACTGACCGTTTCCATCTCGACTGCCGTTGGCGGATATTGTTCATATGCAACTGTGAAGTCGATAGGGTTGCGATATTCAATCTGATAGCCTGAATAATCACCCGGCTTGTCAAAGCCGTAAGTCGCGGTGAAACTGTTCTCGATGATATTGGCAGAAGAAAACATCTGAACAGGAAACAACTTCTTGCCGTCCTGAATCAGCGAAGTCTTGGCTCCCGATTGAACGGGAACGCAAGCCACAGTCTGCAAGACAAGTTGCAACGCTTCCCAGACAGTCGAACGCTGATTTATGATACCGTTGAAGTTACCTGCTTTTGCCCAATGCGTTGAAAGCCGGTTAAGCTCTGACGTATCTATTTCGATAAGCGGGCGCGCTGCTCCGTAAACGCTGTTATGAATTATGTCTGTGAAAGCGTCGGCTGGATCGCGGGTAGGAACAAGAACGCCTTGGCCAAGTCTCGGCAAGCGCCGTGTGCAGCGAACGCGGATTTTGTTGCCTGCGTCGGATGAAATTCCGCTTGTAGCGCGTATCTTGACCGAAAGCAGCGTTGTTTCGCCATAAACGGGCGTTGTCGTTTTCAGCAGTTTGAATTTCAGCCCCGTCCATGTGAACGTATTGACAACATTCGTATTGGGCGGCGGCGGAGTGCTGCGGACAACTTTGACCGTATAGCGGGCAGGCGGCACGGTTATCTGTTCTGTGATGCGAACCGGCGTGTTAGTTGCGCGCACGACAGATACCGTCCTTGTGATTGCCGCGCCTGCGTTATTGCCGACATTGTCAACCGGTTGGCAGATTATACTAAAGTCAACTTGCTGATTCCGAAGTGCGCCTGTTTTCTGGTCAAGCGTATAAAGCCCTTGCGGAAAAACAAAATCACACTGGATCATGTCGCCATCATTGCCCGGCTTAGCCGTAGCGAATGGCCCCGCTTCCGACCCTATTGGCGCTGTGTGAACATAAGCAAGGAAGGTGACATTCTGCTCGTCAACGACAGTGCCGTAGTTAGTGTCGATTGTGATATGGCTTCCGTTGACTGCCGATATGAGGAAACTGCCGTTGTTGTGCTGGCTGTTATACACCGAAATCCATTGGTTCGGCCCGAAGTTGAAAGCCGGGTTGTTCGGGTGAAGATGTATCTGGTCGGGTGCTACGAAATCCGCGTCAAGCGTAACCGTATTCCAGCCGCCTTCCTGAACCGGATTGCCCGAAAGTTCTATATCCGACACTTCGATTGATGTTATCATGGTCTCGAAAATGCCTGTGGCGCTTTCGATAACGCCCATAGTCTGCCTATGCTGTCCTGGCTTCCATTCGCGCCAAGTTATCGAACCATTGGGAGCCAATACATTTGTCGGTGTATCGCCTATCAATATATCGTGAATCTGAAATTCGCCATGCCCCAGACAAAGCACTTGGCCAATATATTGGTTGTTCCCCTCGAACCAGACATAAGGCGGCGCGACATAATCAGGATAGGTTATGACTTCGCCATATATAACCGGCACCGGCTCTCCAAGCCGCGCTGCATTAGCGCCGCCCTGTAGCGAATAAACGGGGTCGGGATTAGGCGTCTGGCTTGACGGATTTTTTGGCTTGCCGAATATCAGACGAACGATAATCGAAGCGGCGATGGTTATGACGGCCTGAACAATTGCCGCGATGATGAAACTAGGCAAGCCAGCCGGTTGCACCATGACGGAAATCACATCATCATGTTTGAGCGCAATGTCGCTTTCTTCGACCGGCAAAGGCTCCCCATTGCGCAATAGGCTTATCGGGCGTCCAAAACCGTAGGGCGCTATCCTTTGAATCTCCCTGAAAAGAATAGCGCCCGCCGTGACGATATGACTTTCCCTGTCCTGCGGATTGAGCGGGTTAAAGAAAACAATAATGACTGGCGGGTTGCCTGTGTTGGCAACATCCCGTTTGCGGCCTTTAGCCATTTTTGGGCCTTCCATAACGGATAGTGCCGCCAAATTCAGCTTCCGCAATATACAAGGGTCGCCAAGCAGCGCGGCCATTTTCGCATACATGGAATATGCCGTGATTAAAATAAATCCCCATGTGATGCGCGCCGCCCTTGCGTTCTGCAATGGCAATACACCCGTCAACCGGCTCGTCGATATATTCCAGCCTGTCCATAAGTTCGCCAGTCATCAAAGCCATGACCCAGGCGCGGCTATGATCGGCACGCTTCCAGTCAGGAAGCTCCATGCCTTCCACTTCATCATAATAAGCACGAACCAGCCCCCAGCAATCCGTGCCGCTAGTGCCGCGCCCGTCATAGCTATGCGGCGTTCCTACCCATTTGGATATAAATTCAGGCGCGGTTATTGTCATAAGGAATGCACCAGCATTGGATATTTTTGCGGGGTGTAAAGAACGGCTGGAAACTCACGGTTGACCAGATCGGCCAATGAGGCTTGGGCTGCAATGCTTTCGCCAGAAACGACAATTTCATTAGACGACATGCGCGGAACAATGAAGCCCGGTTTTGTAATATCGCTGCTGACATAGGCGCGATAGGTAAACAGGATAGGCTCGGTTACCAGTTCGCTCGCCAATTCCAGTTCATTTATCATGACGGCACCGACATTCGATATGCCGATAGTCAAATCCTGAAATCCGTTTTCGCCAGATGAAGGCAGTTTTACCTCGAA